TCGTGCCGCGATCAGCGCAGACCTGAGCGACAGCTACGCCATCCGCGAGGCGGTGTCTGCAGAAATTAACGACGCCTACACCATCATCGTGTCTGCGGCGGCAGAACTGGCGGATAGCTACATCATTCGCGCAGCGGTATCGGCTGAACTCAGCGATAGCTACAGCATCGCGTCGCAACCCGGATCAGGGGCCACAGCGGAAGAAATAGCGGCGGCGGTATGGGCACATACCACTGGGACAGAAATCTCGATCCGCCTTGCTGAAGCATGGGGCCGTCTCGGCCTCGACCCGAGCAAACCGCTGATCTCCGGACAGACTGAAATCAGCTTCGGCGCCATCGTCATGGCACTGGCCGGCAATGAAACCGCTTCGACATTGACCCGGCAATGAACTTTAACGCGCTCTCCATCGCCAAGATCGGGATGGGCTTTGGGGCGCTGGCGGTATCCGGCATTGGCTTACTGGCTGGCATCAGGCCTATTGTGCAACCACCGCATGAATCTTCTGGCGGGTCTCGTCGCGGGCGACACATCCCACTAAAGATATCGCATAACGATGACGATGCGATCGCCATGATGCTATTGATCAATGCACTTTAATAGTCGCATCGCGCCTGTATAAACTGCAACCGCGCCCCGGATAGCCTGCACGCTATCCCAACCCCAGGGCGCGACATGCCATCTCCCTACACGATCAAAGCCAAGGCCAGCCAGCCGGACGCGCCGAAAGCGGCCGAAGTCTGGATTTATGGCGACATCGGCGAGTCCTGGTACGACGAAACCGTCGCTGCCAAGGATTTTGTCAAAGCCCTGGCCGAACTCGATGCCGACGAAATCACCGCGCGCATCAACAGCTATGGCGGCAGCGTCACCGATGGCCTCGCCATTTACAACGCGTTGAAGCGCCACAAGGCCCGCGTCACGGTGGACATTGATGGCGCCGCCTACAGCATCGCCAGCCTGATTGCGATGGCCGGTGATGAAGTCCGCATGGCGGAAAACGCGCTGCTGATGATCCACGCGCCGTGGTCCTACGCCGGCGGCAACTCCGTCGCGCTGCGCGAAACCGCCGATGTGCTCGACAAATACGCGCTGGCGATGTCCGGCTCCTACGTCGCGCAGTCCGGCAAAAACCAAGACGAAATCCTCGCGCTGCTGACCGATGGCGCTGACCACTGGTACACCGCCGCCGAAGCCATGGCGGAAGGTTTCATTGATGCCATTTCCGACGCGCTGCCGATTGCCGCCAGTCTGCAACCGGGCCGTTACCGCAAAAACCTCCCCACCCCGGCGGCCGCCGCCGTCACTCCCGTAAAGGAAACTTCCATGCCCGATCCCATCCAGGCGGCCACCCCGACCGCTAACGAAATTCTCGCCGCCGACAAGACCCGTCGTGCCGGCATCCGCGCCGAGTTCGCGCCGTTCGCAAAACACGAATGGGCCGCGTCCCTGCAAACCGAGTGCGAGGACGACAGCGGCATTACCGCCCAAGCCGCCGCGCAGAAGATCCTCGCCAAGCTGGCCGCCAATGCCAGCCCGATTGGCGCGGTGCATATCGAGACTGTCGAGGATGAAACCGACAAGATCGCCAAGGCCACCACCGCTGCATTGCTGGCGCGTGCCGGCGTTGCCGACAAAGCCACCCGCGAAATCGCGCGCAACTCGCCGTATCGTGGCCTGAAAATGCTCGACCTGGCCCGCGCCTCGCTGACCCGTGCCGGCATCAAGCACGCCGGAATGGACCAGATGCAACTGGTTGCCGCCGCGTTCACCCAGTCCACCAGCGATTTCCCGATCCTGCTGGAAAACGCCATGCACAAGGCGCTGCAGTCCGCCTACATGGAAGCCAAGGACACCTGGAGCCGATTCTGCCGTACCGGCAGCGTCTCCGATTTCCGCGCTCACCCCCGCTATCGCGTCGGCAGTTTGGGCAACCTGGATGCACTGACCGAGCTGGGCGAGTTCGTCAACAAGACGATTCCCGATGGCGAGAAATCCAGCATCAGCGCCGGCACCAAGGGCAACGTCATCAACCTGAGCCGTCAGGCCATCATCAATGACGACCTGGGCGCCTTCATTGGCCTCGCCGCACAACTCGGCCGTGCCGCGCGCCGCACCATCGAAACCGATGTTTATGCCCTGCTGGCGCTGAACTCCGGCCTGGGTCCGGTCATGGATGACGGTCACACGCTGTTCAAGGCTAACCACGCCAACCTGACCACCGGTGCCGCAATCAGCGTCGCCGCGCTGGATGCGGATCGCGTGGCGATGGGTTCGCAGTCAGATGTCGGCGGTAACAGCTTCCTCGATCTGCGCCCCGCCGTGTTGCTGGTTCCGCTGGCCATCGGCGGCTCTGCCCGCGCGATTGTCGGTGCCGAGTACGACGACGACAGCAACAAGCAGCAGCGCAAGCCAAACGTGATCCGCGACTTGTTCGACGACATCGTCGACACCCCGCGTATTACCGGCACCCGCCGTTACATGTTCGCGGACCCCAACGAAGCGCCGGTGATCGAAGTCGCCTTCCTCGACGGCAATGACACGCCGTATCTGGAGAGCGAGAACGGTTTCAGCGTCGACGGCACCCGCTGGAAAGCCCGCCTAGATTTCGGCGTCGGTGCCATCGACTACCGCGGCGCTGTCACCAACGCCGGTCAGTAATCACTCACACATCGCCGGCCTGTTGATCAGGCCGGCAATCTGAAAGGAATCTCGAAATGACTAAAAATTATGTGCAAGAAGGCGATGTGATCAACTGGACCAACGGCACCGGATCTGCTGTGGCAGCGGGTGATGTCGTTGCCATGGGCAATACGCTTGGCGTGGCGCTGGTGGCTATCGCCGCTGCCGCATCTGGATCGGTCGCGCTGGAAGGTGTCTACACCGTGCCCAAGGTCACCGCCGCCGTCATCGCGGTGGGGGAATCGCTGGTATGGGATGTATCTGCCGGCAAGTTCGACGACAACGCCGCCACCCCGGCAACCGGCGACATCTCCGGTGCTGCTGCGATGGCATTCGAGGCTGGCACCAGCTCGATGACTACGCTGAAGGTCCGCTTCACCGGTGTGCCCGGCACCAAGACCTAAGCCGGACTGATCGCTGATGTCTTTCGCCGCCCTGAATGACCGGCTCAATGCTGCTGTCGTGGATCGTCTTGGCAATGCCGAGGCGACCATCGGCGGCAGCGTCGTGCCTGGCATCTGGCGGCAGGCGTACACCGAAACAGCCGGCGGCATGGCCGCTGGTTCATCGCCTGTTTTTGATTGCATGGCCGCCGCAGTGCCGAGCATTGCGCGCGGCAATGCCGTGGTAATCGCCGCAGCAAATTACACCGTTGTTGGCATCGAGCCGGACGGTTCTGGCTGGGTCTCGCTGATTTTGCAAAAAGCATGACAACCCGCGCGCTCGCCATCCGCAACGCTGTCCTCACCAAACTCCGCGCCGCGTCTGTGGCCGGCGTTACGTCTGAGCGTGTGTTTGCCGATCTGCGCCAGGCGCTACACAGCACGCTGCGCCCGTTCATCGTCGTCGACATGGGCGATGAGGAAACGCCGGTCCGCGAGTACAGCAAGAAGGTTCGCGCGCAGGCCATCACCGTGCGCATCATCGAGGACGCGGCTGACCCTTACGCCGCGATCGATCCGATCCGCATCGCCGCGCACGCGCTGATCATGGCCGATAAAACCCTGGGCGGCCTGTGCGACAGCATCGAAGAAGGTGCTACCAGCCGAGAACGCACTGATCTGGATGTGCCGATCGGATCGCTGGTCACCACCTACCTGGCGCGCTATACCACTGCGCTGGAGGCGTTGACGTGATCACGCCCGCCATCCTGCAACAGATCATCCCGCCGCTGCGCGCCGACAAAGCCGCGCAGATCGTCCCGCACCTGGCGCCTGCCATGGAACGCTTCAACATCCTTGGAACCTTGCGCGAAACCGCCTTCCTGGCCCAGCTCGCGCACGAATCCGGCGGGCTGCACTACTGGGAAGAGATCGCCAGCGGTAGCGCCTACGAGGGCCGCACCGATTTGGGCAACACGCAACCCGGTGATGGCCGCAAATACAAAGGGCGTGGCCCCATCCAGTTGACCGGCCGCGCTAACTACCGCAAGGCCGGCGAAGCGTTGGGACTGAATCTGGAAGCCAACCCGGAGCAAGTTGTCTACCACGACATCGGCTGTCTGGTTGCCGCCTGGTTCTGGGCCGACAAGAAGCTCAACGAACTGGCCGACGAGGCCAGCGAAGACGCTTTCCGCCGCATCACCCGCCGCATCAACGGTGGCTACAACGGCTGGCAGGACCGGCTGACCTACTACAAGCGTGCCCGCGTGGCGTATGGGATGCCGCCGCTATGAGCGATGAGCCGATGACTCGCGACCGCTGGAAAAACCGCCGCCGCATGGCCTGGCTGTCGTTGATCGCCGGGCTGGTATTCCCCGCACTGATGCTGATCAACGATCTATCCAGCATCGCCGGCGCGTTTTACTTGTTCGTCGGGTCAGTTGTTGGCGCCTATATCGGGTTCGCCACGGTGGACGATAAATGGCA